GCTTCATTTGTAGGTGTTAAAGAAAAGGGAGGTAATAACAAAGGGTTTAATGATCCAGCGCTGCAAGTGTTAATGCGTCAAGAAGGTTGGTTACCTGGTTACGCATGGTGCAGTTTCTTTGTTATGGCGATGCTTAATGAATGTGGCGTTACTAATAACATTACTGGTTGGTCACCTACCGCCTACAATAAGCACGATGTGATATTTACAGATGGCAAATTCAAACAACAGTATACTGATAATGATGTATTGGTAATGACTTTAAGCTATTCTAATTTTAGAAAGCAAAGATTTAAAGGTATTGGCCATACGGGTGTTGTAGATAGGGTTGGTAGGTATTCAGTACGTACTATTGAAGGAAACACCAATGAGCAAGGAATGCGTGACTCAAGATCACAAGATGGTGTTTATTACAAAATCAGACCTTTAACTAAGAATTTACACATAACGCGATGGGGAAAAACACAAAGTATTTAGTTGGAACGGCTATTGTAATTCTTATGCTACTTGCATTGATTGTTACTATGCGTTCGTGCAATAAACCCGTAACAAATCCAGCTATTGAAAGATTACAAGACATCAATGATTCGCTATACCAAATCATTGAAACAAATAACGCTAAGACTGATAGTTTGTTTTTGAAAATAGATAGTTTGCAGATTCATCAGGACACTATTATTGAACGCCAACAAATCACTAATGAAATATACAGAAATGAAACCTATAACATATTGTCTGCTTCTCCTGCTAATGCCACTAATCAGTATAGGTCAACCCTCAAAAAATCGGACAGCTTACTTAAAGCAGGATTTTACACCAGAACTTACAACTTACGATCAGCAACTTTTCAATCTCAACTTCAATAGCATGCTGTATTGGTACGATACTGCTCAACAAATTGACAGTTTATATCAAATGGAACGGTTGAAGGTTACATACTACTCAAAAATAACAGGTATTCAGGCAAACAATTATGAAACATTAGCTGAGATCTACGCTAATAAGCAAAGCATTGAAAAGGCTATAGCTTCAGAAAAGGACAATGAGATCAAAGAATTGAAAAAAAGAAACAAACGGTTAATAATTACCAACACAACTTTGACCTTGGCTGTAACAACTTTGTCTGTTTTGTCTATATATGCTATATTGCTTTAACATGGAATTCGAACTACGTGACTTAATTACAATAATAGGTGCAACAATATCACTTGCATCTTTATATTTTGCACTTAAAAGAAGTGTAGACAAAGTAGCTGGACAAGTTCGTAACATTGAAACTTATCATAAAAGAGAGATAGAAATGATTAACGAAGCAATAAAAGAACAAAAAATTGAGTTAAACTCTAAAAACGATAAGTTAGAAGGTAAAATTGATGCTATTCAAACACAGATAGCAATGATTAGTTCTCATTTAGCTGAGTTAAATGGCTATTTGAAGGCTAACAAATAAAAAATGCTCCCACCGTTGCAGGAGCATTTCAAACAATAACAACTACCTATAACACTTAACCACAGTTCTTATTCAAAAAGTCATTGTAAATATGTAGGTTGTTTACAAAGTGATAGTACCATCCAATTTCTTTATTGACCATTTTTGAAACGTGCTCTTGTAGTTTAGAGAAGCAATACTGATCATTGCAGAAACCATACCATAAGTCATTAGATCTCATTTGGACCATCATATTCAACTTATTGTTGACTATATTGAAACCAATAGATAGAGTGCAAGGAGTGTCATGAGAGTAATTTTCATGCTCCTTTCCATCGTAGATTGAAATAAAAGCTCTTCTAGTGTTGTTGTCTCTTAATAGTTCGTCAATACAGTATTGCAATTGGTTGTTTCTTTCCCATTGCCAACCATAATTTGACTGAACGATGTCATTGCCATTGTGCATTTTGTCCCAAATCTTAGCGTGCTTTTTTATTTCACTAACTGAAGGATCTTTAGACAAGTACCATTCCCATTCTTTTTCAGCATAATCTTTTTTCCAATTACGCCATTTAGTTGTGATCTCATTGTCCATTGGGTTTTCAATCATAAATCCACAGCATAATGTAGCTTTAGTATTGGCGTATGGAAAACCATAATTTGAAATCCAATAGTATAAAGATTCAAATGCTTCATTAGCATTTTCATAGATCTTACTCATAAGGCATTTCCAATTGTGATCTTACTATTTTGACGTTTGATTTTTTGTAGTCAATAACGCCATCATCATGCAGAACTATGTTACTAACTACATCACCTATTTTTGCTCCTAATTTTTTGTTAGGACCTTCATGCCAATGTATGATGTGATTGCCATTCATTAGCGTATATGTGATGATGTCTTTAGAGAATGGTCCATCATACGGTCCATTTATATCAGTCACCATATAGTTAATTGTAAAAGATTGTTGCTCAATAGGTTTTTCAACTTGTTGCTCAACGTTCTTTACAAATGTACCATTGATCATGTTACCTTTCCTATTCTTGATCTGCTGATAAGCACCATTGATACATTCCTCTATTGTAGTATTAGTCATATGTGCCATATTGGTTAGCACTACAACCATGTCTCCAATAGCGTCTTTATACTCTTCGTAGTCATCTTTTAAGATGCTTCTTGACAATTCACCCATTTCCTCATTAAGCTTAAGGAACTGTGTCTTTACATTTCCTTTTTCATACAATCCGCGTTCTTTAGCCCATTCACGAATTGATTCAAATTCATTTGTTAGTTGCATAACTCTACTTTTTGGATTTGTTTGAAATAATACTTGTTATTGCAATTGATCTTACAGTACGTCTTATCATTTTCATTGTAGATCTTTACAACCTTACCTTGTTTTTCTTCACGCTTAGATGTGAATTTTACTTCTGTTCCTTTAACGATTTGTTGTTCACTCATAACTCTAATTTTTGTTGGTTTATTATTTGTTGATAAAAATTTTCATCTGATTTTATGGTAGCTAATTTACTACAAAGTTCAGCTTCACTTGCAATATAGTTAAAATCTTTCAACAATTGGCTCTTAAAAAGCGTCTTATTTGGATCATAATCAATATCTATGAAGCTAACTACTTCAAATTTAAGATTCTCATAAAATCTCATAGTGATAAATGCATTTTCATGTTCTTTGTCTCCTATTACAAGTGATGAATAAGATCTTTGAACTACACTTTTTAGCTTAGAATGCTCAACCTTATCATGCACTATGTTGTTTTGGAGATCAAGGTCACATCCAATAGTCATGGTTAATAATCTACTATTGTTGAAGTATTTTTTGATCTTGTTGTTTCTATGTGTACCTCTATTGTCACCGTAATAGCAAATGTCAAATTCTTTTTTTACTGGTTCAGCAAATAAGTCAACGCTTTCATTGTCTTTCATGTCTAAAGCTATATCATGAAACACGTTGTGTTTAGTTACATTGTAGAAATCTAAGCCATAAATAGGTTGATAGTTGTATCCAGTGAACAACGCATTCATCCTTAATTCAACAAATGAAATATCATCAGCATAGTTTTTTAATTGTTCAACTGTTATTTCTTCTTCAAACTTTGTGGACTTGCGCTTAAGGATTTCTTTAGCTACATTTTTATATGTTAATTTAGGATCAGTTATGTAGTACCATACTTTTCCTTGATATGAAGACAATAGTCTCATATAAGCATTAGTAAGTTTTGGAACTGTTCCGCCAAAGAAATTAGTATTGAAATTATGGATATAGAGTTCATCATAATCGTTAAGATCTTTCAAGTCGAATATGTTTACATAGTCATTTGTTTCTTTGATCTTCTTGCTCACGTAATGCACTATTGCATTTTGTGTATTTTCAAGATGCTTTTTTAAATAGATAGCTTCTAAGCTTCTAATTGATTTGCCGTCAATAACTACTCGAGCTAATGGACTAATGATTGCTATTTTTTTCATTTCTGTTTAGTGTTTTCATAGTTATTTAAAGCTGCTGTATAAGCTATTGCATCGAGTAAATTATCATTCTTATGATGATAAGATTCACGAGAGAACTTTAATGCTATCATTGCTTTAAACATAAATGTAGCATCATGCTCTTGACCAGTCATGCCACTAAGGATTTTGGCCGCTCGTTGCATGCCTTCTTCAAATGGTCCATACATTCTTGATTTCTCTTCAGATCTTTTGAAGACGATTTCATTTGCTTGTTCTAAGATGTTCATGTTATTTGTAATTATGAAGTAAATTTACTACAATACTGATTCTGTAATCATGTCCAATTCCACCAGCTTCCCATTCGCATGGATATAAAATAGGATCTACAGTGTCATAGTCATAACCATAAGCGTCACATCTTTCTTTAAAAGCATTAAGCGCTTTGTTGTAAGAATTGTACATAAAAATTTTAGTTGTTTCAGTGTCATAACCTTTCATTGGTTCTATAAGTAATGTGTACATATGTTTAAGTTATTTATGGTTGATTAGATCTTCTAGCAATAAACGTTGTGTGTTTAACGTTTGCCATTGTTTATTTAAATAGTATAAATGCATAGATTCTAACATTTGCATTTTTGTTTCAACTTCAGTAAGTTTGTTTTTGATTATTGCTTTCATATTATTGTGTTTCGTTATTGTTGTGAATAAAAAAAATGCGCGTTGATCAGCCGCGCCCCTGGTTGATTTAAACGTATTGAATTGAATGTTCAAGCATTTTGTATCTACTGAAAATTCTCAAGGAATGATGACTCACTTCCCATTCGATAAATCGATTCTTCAATGAATCCTTTGAAACGGAGTATTCCTTATGTACACAATTTCCTCCATCATAATAATGAACATCATACATATTATTTTCCTGCTCGCGATATTGTACATGGTTTACGTCATTCGGTTTGTAATCATTATCGATTACATCACCTCTTTTGATAATACGAACCACATAAGCGTCAATAATTTTTTTCGGGGTTTTCATGGTGCTAATTTTTTATTGTTGTTTTGTTTGATGTGCTAATATATGTAAAACTTTGCACAACTATGGTTAAGATTTAACAATTTTAACATTTGGAACCTGTAAATCAATACGTTAGGAAATGAAAAAAAGACAAAATCTACTGAATTTTATCTAAATCAGTAATGTATTCGCGCCATAAAGGTACTCTTTCTTTTAGTTCTTCTATAGCTAATCTATCAAACTCAACAATCTTTTCATGGATGCGTTGTTGAATTGGAATATCATGTGACCAATCACTAATGTTTGTTTCAAGATTAGCGTGAGGATAATCATTCAAAAATCTACTCATGTCATAGATCATGTTACGTTCAATCTGTTTAGCTTTTTCTACAAACGTTTCATTACCTTGTGGATCTATTAGATTCATTCGTCTAGCTAATCTATACTTCTCATCATCAATTAACTGTAATGGAGCATTTGTAAGTACATAACAGAACTTAGCGTATTGTGCATTGGTGAGCCAAGAATACACTTGACCTTGCCAGTAGTATGATTTATCAATAGAGTTGATTTTACTATTGTAAAACGTATTCAATGACCAACTTGATTTTATATCTGGAACATACATCACTTTGTCATTTTCATCTTTAACCAAAAGATCAGGCAAACCACTTACAAATTCATTTTGAAATCTAATGTTGTTTTTGAAAGTGATAACATTATTCAATCTTCTCCAAATATCAATAGCGTCAGCTTCAACAGCAATACCTTTTTCAGTATACTTACTACTAAACTCTTCTCGTCTATGATACTTTTCTTGAATGTATACATTAAGCAATTCCGCTTTAGTGGTCTCTGAAAGTTTCTCAGATTTTGATCTTGCATTTGTCATCAATGTACCTATTGATGAAGCTCTAAATAAAATGTTTTGTGTGTTCATGTGTTTATGTTATTGTGCAAATTTATTCAAACTATTGTTTCGCCTGTGATTTTACTTTTTTTCTCATTAAACTCTAATCTTAATTGAGATAGCAAATCTTCGCCGCATTGTTTTTCAATTAGTTCAAGATCTTCTTTAGTATTTGCATTAGATATCAAATCGCTTACATAAGCAAGGTCAACATCAGTTGTCACCACCTTAGTATCAATATATTCTAATTGTCCATCATCAGTAATAAGTGCTTGATCACTAATAACGGCTTGTTGCATGTCTATTGAAAGTGGACCATACTTAGACAATAGTAATTTTATCACTGTCTTCTTTGCCATAGTATCAAACTCATCTTTCCATAGTCCAAATCCCTTTCTAAATGTTTGAGAATACTTAGTGCCGTGTTGTTGCAGTTCATTAACTGTCATATACAGTACTTTCTCAAAACCATTCAAAAGTTGGAAATAAGCGGCATATCCAAGTATGTTATCTGATTTCTTATTTGACCAATTGAATGAGATACCAGCAAATGAATTGTCTTCTACTAATTGACCTTCATAAACGGGTTTTGCATCTATAGACTTAAACTGACCACTTCTTTGTGCTAATTGTATAAAACCTTTGTAGCCTAATTGAAATTGCGCTACGGTCTTCCAAGTGCCATCTTTTTGCTTATTATTGAATGGTATTATGTAGGCAAATCCTAAAGAATTGTTCAATGGTAGATCTAAAGTAGCGGCCATCATGGCGGCATTCAATACAGAGGAAGCATCCGCGTTTTTTAACAGTTCATTTGACTGAACTATCTGTAAAACAGAAGTTGTAAAAGTAGATGCTCTTTTGCCTAAGATTTCTTTCAATCGCTTAGCAACATCTTCGCTGCTAAACATAGCCTTCAAATTGGCAGTTGTTGTTGTTACTTGTGTCATGTGTATTGGTTTTAATTATGCAAATATATTCAATACTTCATTAGACAATCATTTATTTCTTGACAGTAACTTAGAACTGCATAAATTACAATTGCAATTACAATGTAACGTAGGATTTTAGATATTAGTTTCATTCGATTGGTTTTAATTGTGGGTTAACTCGATAAAAGATCTCTCTGTGTACTTGACTGAATTGGTGCATGAACACTGCCTCTTCAATAGGTGCATAATGTTTATCACGGCTTTCGCGTTCTAAACGAAACGCTACTTCAGCGGCATCTTCATACTGCTTAGTTTCAATTTGCATTACTCGTCCTTCTCCTAAATTGTAGACATGAATAAGTACATAGTCTTCATTCATACAACAATAACTTTTGCTATAATCACCAGATGTGAAATAGAAAGGAAGTTTGATTTCAGTTGTGCCAACTACCATGTTTGCAACAACAGGGATTGTGATTGTGTTTGTCATTTGTATTTATTGGTTTTAAATTTCAATCTTCAAAGTCATGACAGTCATCGCATTCAGTGTGTACATCACTTTGCTGAGATACTATTTCAATAGCTTCATCAATATATGTATCCCATTCAACAAGTAACAACTGTTCGTCTTCATCGGCTGTCTCATTGTGCTGTTTAACTAATTCAATTGCCTGATCTTTGACTTTGTCATAATATGCATCTTCCCAATCGCAGTAAATGCATTTGTGGTTGTGTGGATAGGGATCAGTAACTCCGTAAATAATTGCCATGTTGTTTATGTTTTTGTGTTATCTTTAATGTGTAAAACTTAAATGCTCTGTCGTACAATCTTTTCGCAGATTGGGTAAATCAATGTATTTACTAGCGTGCCTTTTTTAATCTTTTTTTTGTTTTGTAAAATAACATCCTCAGTCAATATGGTTTTTTGTCTACCATAGTAACCTATTTCCTCACGATCTTTTTCACAAGTCAAATGTCCTATGTATTTAGATCCAATGTAAAATTCTTTAAAGTATTTGTTAGATGTTTCAAACATGTTGTTGTGTTTTTATTGTTGTTATTGATGGAGTAAATATATGCAAAATCTTTCATCTTGTATAAAAAAAGTGAAGATCTTTGAAAATTTAACAAATGAACACTGATAATCAATTACTTAACTAAGCCCAAGAATAGCTGCCATAGTTTGGAAACAGCTCAAAATACATGCGCATCATGATAGCATCTGCATAGTCTGGTGACTTTCCATGCATTCTTGCTATCTCGTCTTTACTAATTACAGCGAGTTTGCTATCTGCTTCTGGTTGTCTGCGTCGAATCATATCCAGTTCTTGAACAATCACATCACGAAATTGATTGACCTTGAAAACAACTTTATTTTGTTCTATTAGTTCTGCTAATTTGAAATAGCATTCTGCCTTTTGATTGACGAACTTATCTGACTGTTTAGCTCTGCCACCATTTAAAAAACCTCTACATTTTAAACTGTCTACCACACCACCACCTACACCATCTTCATCACAAATCACGTTGTTTAGTTTTACACCATGTCTATCACATAATTGTCTAATAGTAGAAACAGTTGTTGTGATCGGTTGCTTTCGTAGTTCGTGAATTTCTATTAAATGTAATCCATTCCATACACAAATAACTGTTCTGTCCTTTCCTAAACGTGCAATGTCAGCGCTAATAAACTTATCACCTTTGCTTTCCTCATCTCTAAAGCATCTAACAAGATCATCATATTGATATAGATTGTCTACGCTTTCATCATACTCCCAATCTCCATCCAATAAACGTCTTCTGTCCACTTCAGGCAGCATGCGCAACGTTTCAATGTACGATTCGGGTAGATGCGGATTGTCATTTGGCAATGATTGTATGAACGCAAGATGTGGCGCAAGTGTTTGTGCCTTATATGGGGAATAGAACTCATTGTACAACCATCCTTTTGATGGATTGCATGTGAGCAGCATCTTTGGTTTAAGGTCATATTGATTTAACTTAAAACGAATACGAGATTGCAATATATCAATTGCTCTTTTGCTTACTTGTGCTACTTCATCTACGTATGCATCAGTCAATTCAAGACCACCTAATGCATGAAATTCAGGATCTGATGGATAGGCAAAAAGATCTTTAAGTATTATTTCACTACCATTTGTGAATTTGATAGTATGCGTTTGATTGTTAAGTGTAAAGTGCTCATTGGGATTTAAGCCCATCATTTGAGCTACTTCAAAAAATGTCTTTAAAGTAGTCTTTTTTAGCGTGTCAAGTTTACTTCTACCTATCAACCCACGTGTGCCCGGATACTTAAATCGTCTACTGATCTGCCAAGCACAACCTATAAATGACTTAGATCCACCAGCTGCACCACCAAAAAGAACAACACGTGATTCATGTGTATTGCCTAAAACACGCAATGCTTCTTTTTGCTTTGGCAGATATTCTATCATGTAAATAGACCAATGTACATTCCAATCAAACCACCGCACAGTGTTGCAACTAAATCTAAGCCGCTAAATTGTTTTTCTTTTAGTACAGAATCATATAGCTCTTTGCCAGCCGCAAACGCAAACACTACAATCATTGAGAATGGCGCACTAAATATCGAAGCAACAGCAGCATATATAGCAATACCATACAACGCGTGGTTAGCCTTATCTATAGGTATGATTGGTAAATTCATTAGAATGGTTGATCTTCTTTGTCTTTAGCAATCTTTTCTGATATTTGACCAGAATAAAATTCACCTTTGCTACCTTGTTTTTTCCAAGCAGCAATTCTCATTTCCTTACCATTTGAATCAACAAAAGTACCTGTCATATCTGGTGAATTGTTGCTTTTTTTATCATTCACAAATAATGTAAATGTGTTAGGTTTTTGTACGTAAGCCATATGTTAATTTAAAAATTGTTCTAGGTTATCTATTGAAAAACAAACAAAGTTTGTGTCATGATCATTCATTCTATAAATATCGAAATCTCGTAATATGATTTGATAGCAATCTATGTTTCCAACATGTACTGTTAGTGAATCATCACATGTTTCCAGATATTTCTTTAATTCACCTACAGTCATGGTAACAGTAAAGTTAAGTTGACTATCAATAAACCAATGTTAATGCCTATAAGGATCCCTAAAAACAATATCCACCAATCGTTTTGTTTCATACTTTATAAATTTCTTTGTCAGTAAGTAAATACAATTCTTCGAAAAGCAATTTCATTGTTTCGTTGTCTTGCATTGAAGGTCTCATGCTACGTTTGGCTGCCAATATAAATAATTTTCTCAACAGTTCTATTTCTTTTTGTACGTCGTATTGCTTCATTTTTCAACTCCTTTATTTTTTGGAATCCATATTGGAAACCATGTTAAAACTTCATTGTAAACCTCATGAAAATATCCAACCACCCACCATTCAGTACCACCTTTAAGTTCACACATTAACCATTGTTCACGTGAGATTGAAAACTTATGAAAGTCTTTATCTTCTTTCCAACTTGCAATCCACTCAATTTTTATCAATTCGTCTAATGAATTAAAGGACGCACTTTCATCTTCATAGCCTGAAAAACACGCTGGTCTATATCGTTGTATTTTATTCATTTGTCACCTCCGTATGTTTCGCTGTAGTATTGATTGCCGTCAGTATATATAATTTCATTGACTGTTGAATACGTGTCGTCGCTGTAAAACTTTTTAACGTATCTGTTCTTCTTTACTTCGAACGCATCAATAATCTGCTCCTTCTCCATTGCTTTGGCGTTAAGATATGCAGCCCACAAAATCTCAGGTGTTTGATTTTTTTTATCAATAAGTTGATTAAAAAACCACTCTACTGCTGTTTGCTTTTTCATTTCTGATCTTGGTTATATGCGATATTTTCAAGAAAGTGATACATATGATTTGCTAACTCCATCACATCATCATGATTCATACGCTCTGACGCTAATTGTGCCTTAACAATTTCTGTTGCCATTTGTAATGCAAGTTGTCTATTATTCATATCAGTATTCATTTTGCGTTTAAATTAGTTCAATATACCACCACTTTGGCTGTATTACTTGTCCGTTCATAGATGTATCTATTTCACCACCCCAAACTATGTTCGTTATCTTGTATTTGAGTGGAATTAACTCTACTACGACTCCTTCGTAATAACAATCACCATCTTCTATATCCCTTATTTTACTTCCTATTTCTATATCAATATTCATTTTGCGTTTCAATTATTTCCCTGTAACGTTCCTGCCTGTATTCGGTAAATTGATACGGCTTGTTTTTGTACACTCGGAAATGGATGTTGTTATCCCATTGTGGCAGCGCATCGTATTCGCGCATAAGTGCAATCTCAATCTGCGGTGGGTTTTCCCTCTTGACTTCGCGTACAGGTTCTTCTTTCATTTTTAACTTATCTGCGGCCTGTTGCATCGCATCCATGATTTGCGGATGCTGGAACATTTCATATATATTATTCTGCTGTTTCTTACCTTCATTGATTGCATCACTTATTGTTTGCCTTTGCTGATCATAAGCAGTAAACCAAGCAAGAATAGTAGCTGGATCTATTCGATTGTATATAGTACCATATTCGCCAATAGCACCACGATCTAAACATAACTGCACGTCTTCTAGTGAATACATCCACATCTTATCGAGGATGTTTTCAGCGCAAAATTCAATCTGCATAGCATTCATATTGTTCTGTACATTAACTAACTGAGTACATCTTGTAACCAGTTGCATGATTTTTTCTTTAGTTGTTTGTCTATCTATCTTACGAAGCAGAGAAATCTTGTCTTGTGTTATCGCGTGCGCGACTGATAGCGACTGCTTCGGCAAAAAGTTGATTAGCTTTTGCAACGCTGTCTGCTGTTGAAGTTGATTGTTTTGTGTATCCATTTGGTTTTTGATTTTTTAAATTGTCCCATTCTTTGCGCATCCAGTTTCTTACAGCGCTATTCCAGTTTTTCATTGGAGATCTTCCTATCACCCATCCTTTTGCTTCATAATAATCAATGAAAGTGCGTGCAAAATTAACTAACTTGTCTTCTGTCAGAAAGCTTCCACCTTTAACGTTAAGTTCTCCCATTAAGTTGTACACTTCATTTTCATTTGGCTTCACAAACTTTTTGCTTGTAGTTTTTTTATTTTTAATTATATTTTTATTTTCATTTTCATTTTCCATATGTTCATCATATGTTTTAGATATGTCAATCATATCTTTTTCATATGATTTTTTCAGTCTGTTATTTCTTCTTGATTCTGCAAAAGCTTTACGTTTATTGATTTCAATAGACAGTCTTTCATTACAAAAGTTGTTATTCTCATCACGATCAAATTTTAAAGCAACAGCATCAAACACATCATGTCTTAAACATATCTTCATCATATGTTTTTCACTTATTGATCCTTTTGAAGCCTGATGACATAAGCACCTAATGTAAGCACCAACTTCGTCATTAGTCATATCATCAGTACCAACTAAAAAATCTTGGTAGTAAAAAAGGAAAGCAGGATCTTTTGCCATGAGTTTTTATGTATGATGCAAATATATGCATATGTATGATAGAACACTTAAAGCTCTACATATTTATGAACAGTTTGAATGAAATCATCTAAAGATCTACAAATCTTAACGCAATAACCTGAATTTATCAGCTGACTATGAATTGTCTTTTGAGCCTCAGATAGTTTACCTTTTTCTGTCTTCATTTCTACAAACAAACCATGATACTGGCCTGATGGAAAGCAAATAAGTAAATCAGGCACACCAGACGTGGCACCTTCTGCTTTCAATATATTCCATCTTTTAATGCGTTGGAGTTGATTACCGCCAATTAGAACACCATTAGGTATGGCAAAAATCAATTTCTTTGGAAATGAATAACGAAACCACTGAACACATTGCTGCTGGATCTTGCTTTCTTCATGCTTCATGTTAGAAAAAATTGAGTTGTAGACCAAAAATCATACACGTAATTATTAGAAACTTCTATTCTAAACACATACAGATCCTTTTTCAATCTATGAAATTCATAATCGCCTAAAACACTAACATTGTAATCAACACCTAACTTAATAGGACAGAACTTTATATTCGAAGCTACAACAGCTTCATCAAATTCAACTAAATAAACAATGTCTGCTATTTCAACTAAAAAAAACCTGTATCTAAGAACTTCTTGTAGTTCATCATAATCAAATGATGAATGATTAGACTTAAAAACATCTAATAGCCATTCATACAAAGTTGAATCTTGAACTTTTAACTTCTTACGTAAATGTTGAAAAGGAAGCTTATTAAAGTTTTGTTGAATAAAATCAAATTCCTTAGAAGTGATCTTCCTCTTACTCTTGTGATGAAATATCATGAACGCATTTCTGGTCATACTTTACAATGGATAAAAAATCATTTGCTTGAATTTGCAAAACATCCAAAATCACAGGTATGTTTTTACTTTGAATTTTGGAAGGATCATCAATCCAATTTTGAACTGTACGATAAGTAACCTTAATGCCCTTTGACTTTAAAGTTCTCGTGAACTCACTAATGTTTTTTGACTTTGATAAAATAATTTTTGCAAACGGCTTCATAAAAAAATGTATATTTGCAAATATATGTATTTTTTTTCAAATGAAACAAAATGCGAATAAAAAATCACTCAATGAATTCATAAATGATAACTATCAAGAGTGGTTAAAGAAAGCTATGTTTCTAACTAAAGACAAAGTACGTTCAGAAGAGTTATTGCATACTGTTTTAATTAGATTTCTCAATAAAAATAAAGACAAACAACTACACATCTACAACGAAGGAAACCTAAATGGATACATAAGCAGATCAATGTGGTTATCATGGTATAGTTCATCAAGTGATTACTATGCTCTATATAAAAAATATATTGTAGTAGAACAACCAACAAAACAATTAGAATCAACAGATGAAACTTGGATCGGTGCATTTATAGATGGTGAATATCTATACAATGCAATAGGAAGATTAAATGAGTTTGATGCTATACTTCTACGTCTATACTCAAAACCAGATTTCAATTACCAACAATTAAGCGCAGAAACAGGTATACCATACAACTATCTACGAATTAGCATACATAGAGCATTAAAACGAATAAGAGAATATGTTAAACTTCAACGTTGCATCGCAAATCCAGAGAGAAAGATTAAGCATTTGTAAAAAATGCAAGTTTTACAATGCCACATTTGGTACATGTGGTACACCTATAGTAGGCAATAACATCAACGCTGAAGAAAATGATGTTACCTATTACAAAGAAAAGATCAAACTATGTGGCTGCTTTATGGATATAAAAACAAAGTTCCGTTTTGCATCATGCCCAGCACATAAATGGTTTGCTCAAGATATGCAACCAAACGAAATAGCAGAACTTGATGCATTTATTCAACGCATAAATAAGACCAACAGAATAGAATCAGAAGACTTGAAAATACTATACCAATGGTACAGTAAAATAACGAAAAAGTATGAGCGCCCTAGTACATGCGCCTCTTGTGTACGTGATCTAATTAACGAATTCTATAGACAATTAAGCAAAATAGATAAACCATAACAATATGCCATTACCAACACCAACAGCAAAAGAATCAAAGAATGAATTTATAGCTAGATGCATGAGTGATTCAAAAACACAAAGTGAATTTCCTGACTCGCAACAACGTTTAGCTGTATGCATAGCTCAGTACAAAGAAAAATAACTTGTAAACATCAAAATAACAAATATGGGACTTCAAAAAGGAATGACTAACAATCCTAATGGTAGACCACTTGGGACTTTGAATAAAAAAACATTAGAATGGGAAGAGTTTGGTAGAGAGTTTGTGGCAAGAGCCTTGCCTAAGGTTGCTACATTTATAGATGAGTGCATGGATTCTAGAGATGAAGATCTTAAGTTTAAGGCATCTTCTTTAGCTTTAGATGTATTGGAATACTTCAAGCCAAAACAAGCCCGTATAACTCACTCAGGTGATGAAAAATCACCAGTAATTATTCAAGTCCATCCAGACTTGTAACAAAAAACTCATAAATTCTACATACTAATAGATGAAACTCAATTTTGAGATAGCTGCCAACGCGAAAGGTATTACACTTGGCAAGTACATCGACTATCAAAATGCTGTTGATAACATAGAAAAAGTAAGGGTTATAACTGGCAAAAGTACTGAAAGCATTAGATTGTTACAGTTACATGTCATTGATGAGATTATTGAGCAGTTTGAAGCCGCTATAAGACTAAACAGTCAAGATTTTGAAAGAACAGTACGTGTTGGTACATATGAATTAGGATTTATTCCTGATCTGAGTGCAATGTCTTTTGGTGAATATGTAGATTTGGACACCACTTGTACCAATATCTACAAAGATGGAACTATCATGGGTGAAGCTGCTCACAAAATGATGTCAATACTATATAGACCTATTGTTGCAAAGTTTGGTAAGTATTATGACATTGAAGCATATAAGACTAATGACAAAAGGAAGTACGAAAACGCAATAAGTGAACTAACATTAGATCACGTGTTAAATACATTGCTTTTTTTTTCGACTTTAGAACTAGAACTGTACAACGATTCCCTCGTTTATTTGGCCAAGGAGATAACGGAGATAGTGAAGGAGATGAAGGAACAACAACCCCAGACGGCTTAGGTGTTTATGGTTGGTTTCATATTATTGAAAGCTTAGCAGATAGAGATATTACTAAGTTCGACGCGGTTACTGAGAGAAGTTGTTATGAAGTATTCACACACTTAACGTATTTAGCAGACTACGTTTACGTGCAGAAAATGGAAATGAAAAAAAGGAATAGATGACAAGTTACAATTATAGTTATAACGTACTTATCAATCGACTTGAAGCTTTCGCTGCTGGTCACTTTTTGATTAAGCGTTTCACACATGGACAGATTGATCTTGCAGATCAGTTGCAAGATGACCAATACCCATTCATGCACGTGACACCTGATACTATTACTCCAGTTCAAGGTGGTATGCAGTTTGGCTTTATGATCATGTTTGCTGATATCCCACGTGACAAAGAATACAAGGCAGAATATCAGCGTGAAGTAATCAGTGATTGCGTTAGATTAGGACAAGACTTAATAGCTGAGGTACGCAATGGATTGCAGCTTTTTGGTTTTGATGTTCAGATGGTAAACAATCCTACGTTTGAACCATTCATTGAGGAGTACAAAAACACTATAACTGGTGTAGCTTTCACCATTCAATTAGAAGTTCCATGGGACTGGTCAGCGTGTGATATACCAGCAGTATGGACGGTTGGTGGAACATCTAGCGGTGGAGGTGGTACAGGTTATGGTATTATATTACGGACTAATGGTGTAGACAACGCTGTTCAAAATATCCTTGATTTAGTAGAAGGCACGAACGTAACCATCACAGACAATGGAGATGGAAGCGTTACGATAGATGCAGCAGGAGGTGGAGGTGGAGGTGGTGAATATGTTAGTACCGAATGGAATGCAAATCACATAACTGCATTAGGCAACGCTTACCAAATAGGTGACCGGGTATGGTATAACGGAAGCGTGTACAGATGCATTGCCAATAATGATGCAATCAACCCAACTAACCCTACTTATTGGACATTAGTTGCTGTTGGTTATCGCTTGCGCCAAACTCCTGTCGATTGGAACGCAACGAGTGGAGATTATCAAATACTGAACAAACCAACTATTCCTGCAGCGCAAGTCAATAGTGATTGGGATGCGGTAAGTGGTGTTGCTACAATTTTAAACAAGCCCTTTATACCAACCAACCTTGATGACCTTGCGGATGTAAACGCACCCACACCTTCGAATGGGCAGGTGCTAAGCTACAACAGCACATCAGGAGATTGGGAAGCTGTTACACCTGCTTCGGGCGGTTCGGTCACATCGGTTGCACTTTCAATGCCTGCACCAACGAACCCTGCGTTTTCAGTTAGTGGTTCACCTGTTACAACTTCAGGAACACTTGCGGTTGCAGCCAATGGTACAGTAGATCAATATATAGATGGTACAGGTGCACTTCGCACACTTCCTTCAACAGGTGGTGGAGGTGGGCAGATATTCTACTTCAATGGTAATGTTGCGCAACCTTCAATAGGAGGCAATGCCTACTATCAATTAGGCACTACTGCTAACACAGGACCAGCAGCAAACTTCACACGTAATACTACGGGAGTACTTGCACGATTCATTACCGATGTAGGCAGCCCAAACCATCTTATCTTACCTTCAGGTGTATGGACTATTGATGTATACTTAAATGAAACAGGAGGTGGTTCAAATAATGCTGAAATACTTGCTAAACTTTACACATACAACGGCAGCACGTTCACTTTAATTGGTACTTCACCAGTTGAACAAATTACCAATGGTAACGTAGTTGACCTATACACGTTTGGCATTTCAGTGCCTAACACCGTAACGGCTGCAACCGACCGAATTCACATTGAATTCGATATTCAAAATACCAATGGTAAGACTGTAACCCTATATACGGAAAATGGTAAGATTGGTGAAGTGCATACTACCTACGCAATCGGAATCAGTTCTTTGAATGGCTTAACAGAAAGCACACAGAATTTTGCAGTAGGCACAGCAGGTACTGACTTTGGAATAAGCAGCGCAGGAAGCACACATACATTCAATCTGCCAACAGCAGACGCAACAAATCGTGGTGCATTGAGCAGCGCAGATTGGTCAACATTTAATGGAAAGCAGGACACCATCGGACTGACTACTGTTGGAACTGCACTCGCCACACTTACCAATCCAAATGCGATACGTTATTTAAGGCTTAACGCTGATAATTCGGCAACCGCTATAACAGCGGCACAATTAAAATCGGAATTATTAGGCGCAACACCTTATGGAGTTGTTGCTTATGGATCTGCCTTTGTTACAACTGTTGCGCCAAGCACAACAACTTATGGCACAATTACATCGGGTATTATTGCATTCAACACAAATAGGGCAAACCGAGAATTTACAATACCATTTGGTGGAACTGTAAAGAATTTATATGTACATACTTCCACTGGTCAAGGTGCTGGTGGATCATTAGTTATTAGTGTAATGCAAAATGCGGTAAATACCGCTTTATCTATTACTATACCAGCTTCAGGAGTAGGCGGAACACGAACTAATTTAACCGATAGTTTTACAGCTGTTGCTGGTGATAAATTAGTATTTATGCTCATTAACAACCATACAAACGTGAGCGCGACAATAGTTTCTGTATCATTTATAATTGAACAACTATGAGAAATATACAACCTCTTGACATTTGGAGCGATGGCGAAACTAAAACAGCCGTTTGCATCCGACTTTACATTAGCTACGATGACCTTGAAACACGGGCTGTTTTTCAATACGCCTTGTGCGATGTTGATGGTGTGACCATTTACGAAGGGCAAATACTTATTGAAGGTCAAACCTATTTGGATTGGGGCAGTAGTGGTGATTCAAACAATGAAGCATATATTATTGCGTCAACTCAACTTAATCTCACTCTTGCATAATGGCAAGTGAGTTTGATCAAATACTAAACGAATATGCAGCTAAAGTTGTTGAAAGAGCACAATCTAACCTGCGTATTAAGCGTAGAGTACGCGGCAAAGTAGTCAATCGCTATGCTTCAGGAAAGTTGCATAACTCATTAGTTTACAAAATACGAATGAGATATGGAAAGGCTACTATTGACTTTACTGTAGACAATGATCAAGCTGGTAAATATGCTGATGTAATTGAATTTGGTCGTAAGCCATATCCAGGACAACCAAATAAAAGACCACCAATTGAGGAAATATACAAATGGTTATTAGTAAAGAGATTAAGATTAAGAAATAATCAGGGGCAATTTATTAAAACGACAGAAACTGCTTTAAGATCAGCAGCTAGACGAATAGCCATTAGCATAGGTGAAAGAGGGATCCAAGGGATCAACTATTATGGTGAAGCCATAGATGATACATGGGATGAGTATAAGGATAGGCTAATGAATGCCTATGTGAAAGATATTGAACAAAGATTACTATTAAACAAAAGATAGATGGCTTTAACAATCATAGATGAACCTTTTAATTGGGTAGTTCGTGGTCAAAAGATTATGCTTATTGCATCCAGTACCGAAACCACACAGCAGGGCTTTCGTTATGGCTTAAATATCACTGTTGATGCTAAGACATACACGTTCTATTTGTCACCTGCTCCGGATGATAACATGTACTTTGACATTGCGCCACTTGTTGATGACTTGCGCAACCAACAACATCACTTTGCTACTGATGATACCGTTGATGACTTAAGCAAGTATACATTAAACGCATCAATCACAGAATGGTGGTTAGTCAATGTACCCGGTCAAGGATTGGTCTTAACAGAGAATGAAGGCAGTGAAGTAACTATGAGTGGGAGAATTGTGATCAATGGTTACTATCAAGTGTTCGATGGTTACAAGCCAAATCCTGAAATAGGTAATGATCGTATCAAATACGTTCTAGAGTTTAGTGCCAACTATGCCATGAGTGATAGATTGATCACTACTCATTCTTGCCGTCTATCAAACACGTGGAATGCTGGCGATCCAACTAACGCTGGAGTAGTATGGATACCTTCTTTTGAAAATGATTATGGCACATTAAGCATACCTGGCAATGCAGCATATATGTACAATAATGCAATTGATAATATGCGCATAGTGATGTATAAGGCAAATGGTTCTACTATTACATCAACCATTAGTTTGTCAGGTTATGATATTGAAGCATTACCTGTTTATCCTGGTAATCTTAATGATTGGACAGGATTGCCTATTCAGCCTAATGAAAATAATAATCCAGGTTGGAGATATTACGAAGTATGGCTACGTGAAGGTAACACCCAAAGAAGCGCTAAATACAGATTCTACAATGCGGCTTATTATGGTCAAAAAGATTGCCAACACGATAAAATTAGATTAGGTTGGGTGAACAGTCGTGGTGGTTGGGACTACTTTAACTTCATAAAGAAGTCCGAAATGAATGATGAGATTGAGCGTAAGAAGTATCGTAAGGTTTTATTCAATGGTACAACAAGCATATTTAATAAAGATGACAGGGGTTTATATGAGCGTAGAAACTTAGTGCAACAAGTGCTAACAGTTACAAGTGACTACATTCAAGAAGGTGAATTTTTATTCTTGAGATCATTGTTAGTTAGCAATCAAGTTGTGTGGCTTACTACTGATTTTAGTGGTAACAACATTGCTATGCCTGTCAACTTAGATGATACTACCTACACCGAACGCAAAACACGCGATGGCAAGCTTTACAATCTATCTTTGAAAGTGAGAATGGCAAACGAATACTGGACATAACATGAACGGAGAAGTACAACTAATTGTCAAGAATATAGGGCCTGCCACATATACACAGTGGCTAAACGTTCCTATAAACGTTGAGCCCTCCTTGGAAAAAATGTATATAGGTGCCGACCAGAGCCCCAACTTTATTTGTGAGGAGTCGCAGCTGCTTTTAGATACTATACAGAGCCAGGGCGGTTTAACCGTGCAGCTATTCGACCTAAACGACAATAGCTTGGGGACCGC